TTTTGTCTCTGTCTGCTTTATCTTTTGCTCTATATTTAGCGTCTATATCTGCCTTTTTTAAATTAAAGCTCTCTTCTGACGCTAGTAATAGCTCTTGCTTTTGCTCTTCTGTAGCTACTAAAGCCTCTATTTCTAAAGCCGCCTTTTCTTGTTGCTGCTCTAAAGCTATTAGCTCTTTTTCTTCTGCGTTCTCAGCCCTTAATAGCTCTAACTCGTCTAGTACGGCGTTTTTCTTTTTAGTTATTGCTAACTCATTGGCTGCTATTTCCTCTTTTCTTTTAGCCTCGTCTGCGTCTCTCTGCCTTTGTGCTGCCTCCATCTCAGTTTTAAGCGTGTCCTCTGCCGTCATTAATCGCTTACGCTTGCTAAAACTCGCCGTTTGCATTTCTATAAGTTTTACCTCTTCGGCTGCTAGTCTGTCTAAGTCCTCCGCTAAACTCTCGCCTAGTTCTACCTCTGTACGTGTAGCCTCTAGTTTCTCTTTTTGTAGTGCTATCGCTTTCTCTGTAGTAGCTATTTCTAACTCGTTAGCCGTTTTAAGTGCTGCTATTCTGTCCTCGTAGCTAGCCGTTTCGTCCTCTGCTAATAATCGAGCCTCTGCTATTACTTGGTTAGTCTGTGCTCTCTCTTTACTAAAGTCTCGCTCTGCGTCTTTTACCCTTTGTAGCGTTCTAGTTAGCTCTATCATAGCCCTAGTTTCGTTAGCTATCTCTTCGCCTAAGCCACTTACTGCCGCCTTAGCGTCCTCAGCCGCTCCTTTAAAGTCTCCGCTAAATACTTTTATAATAGCCCCACCTATTGCGCTTACTCTGTCAGTTAGTACGCTTATAGTAGCTCCTATTGCTTTAAAAGCTACTTGTAACGTCTCCGCTCCTTTTTTAGTTTGTGTAAAATAAGTAACTAACGCACCTACTGCTAAAACAAGTAAGCCTATACCAGTACTAGCTATACCCATTTTAATAGAGCTAAACATAATTTTAGATACGCCCTTAACTTTATTAAAAGCGGTACTAAGTCCGTTTATACTTATGCCCATTATACTAAACTGCCCCGCCGCATTTTTTGCCTCGTCTCCCGCACCCTTAGCACTTTTTTTAATATTGTCTAAGCCTTTGTCTGCGTTTTTAGTATCGGTTTTTACTTTTATTATTATCTCTTCGCTTGCCATTTGCCTAAAATTACGTCGTTATTTTCTGTTTTTACTTTGTCGTATTTTGCTATCGTAGGTAGTACCTCTTTTAATGCACTAAAAGCTACGGCTATCATATCGCCCCTTACCTTTATACCTATACTTAATTTTTTTCTATCCATATCTAACCTCTGTAATATCTAATTTAACATTGTGGTAAAAAGTCTCTGACGCTCTACCCGTTACTCTTAACCTTATATAGTCGGGCGTACCCGCTACTGCGTCTAATTCTAAACCTATAGCTACGTCTCCTAGTCCGTCTACAATAGTAGCGGCTGCCGTTCTAGTAAGCGTACCGCCTACAAACTTAAATTGTATATACTGCTCGTGTTGTGCGCACGTATTACTAACTGCATTTAAAGATACTAAGCTAGCTTTAATAAAGTACGCAGCCTCATAGTTTTCATCTATAAAAAAACGGTTTATAGTATTGTTAAGTAACTCGGTAGCCGTTGCGTTTGTAGTAGTACCCTCGTAAGTATATATAATATTTCTAGCCCTATTAGCTACGTTATAGCTGCCGTATGTTATACCACCGTGTACATTAGTATATAAGTTTTTACCTATTACTATATTTTCGTTAGCTTGTAGCGTTCTATTATTGTGCCCTATAATAATATTTTTACTACCCTCTGTTACGTTGCCGCTACCTAAATAAGAATTTTTATAGCCCTTAGTAATATTATTAGCTTTTATATTTCTATTTATTTCGGTAGTTTTATTAAGCTTATTAAAAGCGTAGCATTTACTATTTAAAAATTTATAGCCATAAGCTAAACAATCGTCTTGCGTTCCTGCCGTAGTGTTTGGCTCTGTGCCTTTGTCTCTACTTATTGGCGTAGTATCTATAAAAGTAACTTCGCCGTTAGCGTCTATTTTATGTATTTTTTTTATAGCCATTATATCCTAAATAGTTCTACTTTACTTAACTTACTCTTCATAGTGTTGTACTCTATTTTATTTACTCTATACTCTTGCCCTTTAATTATAATTTTACTACCAAAGCTAAACTCTTTTATATCTCTAGCCGTTAAATTAATTTTTACAGTATATAAAAAGCTATCTTTATTATTAAATCTGTCGTTTATATAATCAAAATAAAACCTATTATATAGAGTATTTACGGGCGTTCCTAGCTCTGTAGTATAGTCATTTATTATATTAAAAGCTAGCGTATTAGTATTTACGTTTTCAGTAAACGGGTTAGCATTGTATACGCTACCACTACTAAAAGTATCTTGCGTTATAATTTCGTTTGCTCCGTTCCATACTGTTAGCTCACTATCAAATAAACTCATAGTAGACGGTAGAGCACTAGCTACGCTATTTCTATAAAATAGTCTAGGCTTATTAGCAAAGTTTTTTATAGTATCGTTGTCCTCTGTTCCTACGTGCAAAATAGAGCCTATAGGTAGCTCTTCTAAATTTTCAGTTATACCAGTATAAGCCGCAGCGAATACGTCTAGCTCTATATTTACGCTACTGCTAGCGTCTGAGTTTACTAGTACTTTTAGCTCGCCGTATTTGCTGCCGTTGTCTTGGTTGTATTTTTCTAAAAAGTAGTCGTCTGCGTCGTCTGCAAATTTAAAGTTTACTTCTTTTACTGACTTTATAGGCGTTATTATTGCGTCTTTTAAATCTACTTTACTGCTCCAGTCTAACGAGCCGCCTAAGTTTATAAACGTACTATAAGGCTCTATAACTAAGGTACGGGCTACGTCTGTAGGCTCTGTTACTAAGTTAAACATTTTAAAACAATCCTTAACAATATCTACTAGCTTAATATCTCTACATAAGTTACCTAGTTTATCGCTCGGCGTTTGTATATCAAATCTAGTTATATTTAAAAAGCCGTAAGGGCTATTAATTTGTGCGCCGCCGTCTGGTGCTTGCTCTGCTATTTCTAAGTCTTGGTTATTGCCCTCAGCTCTAAGTTTAAAAGTAGCCGTAGCTCCTGCGCTTAGGTTTATATGCCCGCTAAAGTTCATACCTATATATCTCGGTAAATTGGCAAAACTTGCTAGGTATTGCGTTTGTATTACATACGTGCCGTTAGGTATTACTAAGTCGCCCGAAATAGTAGCTACTAGGCTAATTTGATTTTGTGCCCCTACGCTGCTAATTTGCTTTATAACGCCGTAAAAGTTTACGTATAAGTTATAGTCTGTAGCTGCGGTAAATACGCCCGTAGTTAAGTCGTACTCGTTATCTACGTCTGCTACCTCAGTATCGCACTTAATCGTATACGCCGTAGCGTTAGTACTGCCTATAGTTGTACCTACGTTACTTATACCCGTAGCGGTTACATTTGCTAAGTTACTGTCTGCTAGATATTGTTGTAATATAGGCGGTAAAAAGTATATGTCTTTAAAATCGTCAGAATTAAAAAACGAGCTATTTACGTTATAATCTACGTGGCTAAATATAGTATCTAATAATTTTTTTAGCCTTATAGTTAGCGGGTAGTTTTGAGCGTGGTAAGCTGACAAGCTATCAAAGTTAAATAAGTCCTCGCTTAGCATATCGTTATATACAAGCGGGTAAAATACGTCTGTAGTACGCTCGCCCGTAGTTATTGTCTGAGGAGCTGCCGCCATATTATCGGTATATATGCCGTTAGCATAATCCCAACTAAATAGCATATTATCGTAGTTTACGTTATTGTCTGGCTGCCCCGTTGCTACGTTAAAGTTAAATTTATATTTACTATGCTTTATACCCTCTATATCTAAGTCGGCTACTGTATCGTCGCCTAGTAGCTCAAACAAGTTAGCGGAGGCGTCATATATAACTATATTATAGTAGTACTCGTCGCCCTTTTTATCTACGCTTAAAACCTCTAAAAAGCCGTCTATTATTATAGCTCCGTCTATCTCTAAAAAAGCCGACAAAGTTAAGTTAGGGTTAAAATTTACCGTATACCTATTAACGTCGTTTAAGTGCTCAAAAAATTTATTGTTATTTTTAGTAGCGGGTAGCTTAAAGTTTTTAGAGTAGCTAGAGTTTTTAGCCCCTGCCTCTTTTATATCATCTACCGAAAAGCTAATATTTATATTTTCGTCTGCTAATATATCTAACTGCTCGGCTATTGTTTCGCCTTGTGGTACTGCAAATAGTTTTATCATAATTTTTGTACCGTTTTATTGTGCGAGTATTGTACTCCTATTACGTACTGTATAAGCTTATCGTTTGTAGACGTTTGCTTAGTGTAGCTTTTCTCTGTTACTATTACGTTCTCCCAGTCGCCGCTAGCGTTTTGTAGTTGTACTTTAGGGCTAGTAAATAAGCTTTCAAGTACTGCCGCTATCTCTTCGCTTATAAAGTCCGTATTAGCCTCTATACTTTGCGTTACCGTATTAGTAAAAGCTTGTAGCCCGCCCTCGTTAGTACCTTGCTCGTAAGCGTTAGTAGGGCTATTTAAAGCGTAGCCGTAGTCTTGCGTAAAAGTTGTACGCCTGCTATTAGTATCTCTTGTACTTTTTTTAGTAAAATTATAATAATCCCACGCCCCTAAACTATTTAACCACGCTAAGCGGATAGTTTCAAAACCTTTACAATCTTCGTCTTGTATCTCATATACCATACTAGCGTATGCCGTAGTATTGCCCGTTTCTCTATATGCTATAGTGTATTTTACGGCGTTAGTAATATCGCCTAAAGTAACTAGCCCTGCGTCTATCATATTTTGCACCCCTACCCCTCTAAATAATAAGCCGCCGTCTGTAGTCATAGCGTCAGTACCTACGCTACCGCCTAAAGCTATAGTATTATTTTGCGTAAAACTATATACACTACTACCCGCTGCGTCTCTAAAAGTAACTAATATATTATTTACGTCTGAGGTTATACCTGCGTCTGTATCGTATCTTTTATAAACTCCATTAAAAAACGCCATAGTAGCGTAGTCGCTTTTACGTATTCTTTGTGGGCTTGCCGTAGATAGTGAGCCCTGCGGGTAGTCTGATAGAGTTAGACTACTAGCCCCTGCCGCTATATATGTACTTATGTCTAATAGCTCGCCGTCTCTGTTTTGCTGCGTTCCATTAAATACAAAAAACGGAGCGTTTATAAAACCGCTACCCGTTTGCTGAGTATCTGAGACGGAGCTAAAAAAGTTACCAGTAACCGAGTTAGTATACTCTATACCCGCTTTTAAAAATACCTTTACTAAGCTAGTGTTATTCTTACTATACTTAGGCGTTTTATGTATTGCGTTCCTAGTGTTTGCATCTGTAGCTATATACTCGTTTACGTCAGTACTTAAATAGTCTTGTATAACGCTATCTATATTAAATAAGGCGTTACTAAACTCGTTACGTGGCTTTTTTAAAGTAGCAGCTAGTACGTCGTCTACGTATACCTCTAATATCATTTTTAAGTTAAGTACGTCTATCCACCCGTTAGGGTAAAAATACGTAGTATCGTTAGCTAGTATTTGGTTAGTAGAAACGCTTACTACTAAGTCTTGGTAAGCGGGGTATATACCTTGTGCTGCTTTTGTATTTCTTATTTGAGCTATTGCCATTTTTTTACATTTCTTTTGTTACTGTTTGTATAAACGCCGCAGCGTCTTTAACGTATGCTTTAGCTACGTTTTTAGGTAGTGTACGCATACCCTCGTTTAGTGCGTCGCTAAAGAAATTACTAGGCTTTACTCCGTATAGCTTAATACTTCTAGCTATTAAAAATACTAAGCTTTTACGTTTAATAAATTGCCCTTTATTATTACGAGCACCGCTTAGCCCTTTACGTACTACCCATTTATCTATTACGCCGCTAGGCGGTTGCTTTGTAGTATAACTATACGGGCTTTTAGGTGCTTTAGCTGAGCTCTTAGAGCCTCGTACTCCCTTGTCTACTAAATCGGTATAAGGTGCACCTAAAAAGCGTAACTCTACTACGCCGTTTTTTACGTTAAGATAGTACCCTAGACTACTACTTAAATCGCCGCTTGCGTTTTTGCCTTGTGCGTTAAGTATACCTCTTGCGGTTTTGATTGTCTTTTTACCGAACAAGTCAAATACTTTCTTTACGTTTTTCGTTTTCATTATACGCCTGCTACGAATAGCTCTAAGTCAATAGCTGCCCCGCTTGCGTTGTGTACGTGTATCTCTTCTATAGCTGCCGCTGACGTTAAAGCTGCTTTACTAGCTGCCCCGTTAGCGTTAATACTAAATAAAGGTAAGCTAGCCCCTGCTTTAAGCTCTAAGCCTGCCGCCGTTGCTGACTCTGATAGTGTTACTATAACTTCTGTAGTATCGTCTAAGTTAGTTAGTCTAATGTACTTAGTATCTTCTGTATCAAAAGCTTGATTAGTTACCGTAGATAAAAAAGTAGCTACGTTAGAGGTAGCCCCTGCCGCTACTGTCATTATACGCTTACTTATGTTAGCTATACTTGCTATACTTACGTTAGTAGTACTATCGTACGTAGTGCCGTTTAGTGTTATACTTTCTGCTACTGCTACTGTTAGCGTAGCCGCCGTTACCGTTGTCGCCATTTAATTTAATTTAGTTTATGTTTATATTTGCCCTGCACACGCTGAGGCGTTAAATTCTACTTCTATACTTATGTTAGCCGTCCAACCCGTTACCTCGTTATCGAAACGCTCCGTAAAAGGCTCGCAGCTTATACTATCTTGTAACCTTATTGTATTTCTAAAGTCGTCTACTTCGCTTACTAGTGCCGAGTTTCTTATATGGCTTATAATATTGCCTATAACTTCGAGCATATCGCTTAATACGTCGTGCTCGTTATTTTCGTCTTTATTTACTAAGTCCATTACTATAACTTGAAAGCTATAAGTAAGGCTACCAGTATCGTAGCTAGCCGTATCTGTGCTTACGTGCATTATAGGGTAGATAGAGTTTTTAGCTAAGTCTACCTCGAATATATCGCCGAACGTAATAGTATTAAGCTGAGGCTCTAACTTTTTAGCCTCTTCAAATACTTCGTATAACATTTTAAGCGTTACATTTTTAATCTCGTACCCGTTGTAAAATACTGCCATTTTATTTGTTTTGTAAGTAGCTTAAGTCTTTTTGATAAGCTACAAAATTTAAACATTCATCTATTGTTAAATTTAGTACGGTATCAAATTTTAAAATATCGCCGCAAGCTAAATTATATATTACTCCGTACCACCCGTACCTCTCGTTAAAACTTTCTTCATCCGTCTGAAAGCTCCCCTCTTCGTCTTTCTGTCCGCTTTGGAATATAGAGCCGTAATTTTTATATAGTCCATCACGATAGACAAAAAAAAACTAGCCGCAGCGTTTACTATATCTACGCTAAGCTCTTCTAAAAATATGTCGGCACGTTTTGCCGCCGTTCTATAGTCGTACTCTTCTATCTCGTATTTTTCTTTATGCCTTTTAACTACTGGGCGGTATAAAATAGCCATTACTCTGTGCATATCCTGCCAACCGTTACCTAGCCTATTGTCTAAGTCTACAAACTCTTTTAATTTTAATTCGCTTAGATTTGGGTTAAAGCCGTACTCTATGCCGTCTATTTCAAACTCTAGTACTAAGTTCTCGTTAGCAGGCTGCTCTACTAAACCTTTAAGCTCTTCTACTACTTTGTCTATAACGCTTTTTTTAGCCTTGCCTATAATGTCAGTACTAACGCCTAAGAGCGTGCTAATTAAGTGTAGCTCTTTCTCTGCGTCTGTAGCCTCGTCGCTATAAGTCGTTATAAAGCTTATGTACCGCTTTAGGTTTATCTCGTTCCATTTTTTAGGTACGTAATACTCTTTTCCGTTAATAACTAACTCCATATTATTAATATATAAAAAATTAAGTTTTGTATTTTCGCTCTACATTGTTTTATAGAAAGGGCGTAGCTTGTAGTGTGGCTATGCCCTTTCGCTTTTAGTGTATGTAGTATTTGCCCTCGCCTTTTAGCTCATATACTAACCTCATCATTAAAGCGTCGCTATAATCGGGGCTACGTCCTATAGCCGTCTTTACCTCTTCTTTGCTTATTAGTTGTAGCTTTGTATCCTTGTCGTAATTCTTACGCCTTACCTGCTCTAGCTCTTGCGTTATTATATTTTTTATAGTAATGTCTTTACAGTTTATATGTATGCTAAGCTTGTTAATATAGTCCGCTAATTTATAATAGCATTGAGTTTTTAAGTTTACGTAGTTCTCGCCTTTTAAAGCTTTGCTATTATTTACAAAACCTTTGCACCTTAGTATATCTTTTACCCCACCGCCTACGCCGTCCTCGTCTACGCAAATGTTAGCTAAAGGTACGCTATATTTTTGCTGCAATTCTTTAATTTTACTAGCTGCCTCTGTTACGCTATTAGTAGCCATTGTTATAAACTGCTCGGCACGTAGTCCGCTCCAGTATATTAGTACCGTTTTATCTTTACCGTATCGTGCTATATCCGCCGTTATATATCCGTCGCCTCCTGCTAGCTCTTCGTTTTCAAATATAGTTAAAATAGCGTCGTAGTTTATTAGCTTGTCGTCGCTATCGTCGTACTCCCAGTTACCAAATAATAGCCTTTGCTTACTTATATCGTCTAGCTTATTAAGCTGCTCTCTATAGTGCTTAGATACGTGCTTATTATCTGTTACTAGGCTCTGTATAAACTTACGATAGTCTGGTAGCTTGTTCTCTTTGCTAGGCTTGTAAAAGCTAGAGTATACCCACTCTTTAGACGGGTTACAAGTTAGTAGTATCTTAGGCGTTAAGTTATACTCGTCTAGCTTATACCTTATCCTACTCGCTACTATCTGTTTAGCTTTCTCTGTTATCTGGCTACATTCATCTATAAAAGCCGCCGTTATTTCTAACGAGCCTAAGCTATCGAAATTTCTATCTGACGGGTAGGCAAATAAATCTTTTAATATAACCTCTGAGCCGTTAAAAAAAGTAATTACGTTAGAGCTAGCGTTATACTTATAATGGCTAGTAGCTAATATACCCCATTGACTACAAACCTCAAAAAACGTATTTAAAGTAGTTTTTTTTAAAGTATCTAATTTACTACGCCCTATTAAGCAGCGTACGCCGTCGTATTGTAGGCACGTCCATATAATAAAGCAGCAGCCTAAATAAGACTTACCACCGCCCGCAGCACCGCCATACAAAACCTCTGTAGTAGTTTTATCGGTTAGGTATCTTAGAGCCTCGCCCTGCTTACTCGTTAGGCTCGCTATCGTCATCTATTACTAACTTTATATTTACGGGTTTATCGCCGCCGCTATGCTCTAGCTCTTGCCTCTCTACGTAGCCCCGCTTTTTGCCTTTAGTCTTTAGGTAGAATATAGTAGCCGCCGTACTGTTATCTTTAATTTGCTCAAATAGTTTACTCTCTGCAAAGTCTAAAGCTACGCTCTGTATTTCGTCTACTGCCTCTTTAAATTCGTTATCATCTTTTAGCCACCTATAAAAAGTAGCTCTACCTATTCCTACCGACTTGCAAGCTGAGGTAACTACGCCTAGAGTTTTCTCTAAAGCTTTTAGTAACGGCTCTTTTTTATTGTGTATCATTTGTATTATTATTTACCGCATAAACTACAGACTACCCTATCGCTATTAGGCTTAGGCTCTTCTGTTTCTATTGCGTTATTTATATCGTCCTCGTTTTGCCATACGTCTAAGCCCCAGTCGTCAAGCTCTACGCTATCCCATTCGTTAGAAAGCAAATCGTAATCCCACTCGCCAAAGCTTAGGTTATCTTTAATTACAAAAGCTTGCTTTTCGTCCTCTGTTAATTCGTTGGCTACTATTATAGGTATTTCTTTAAGCCCTGCCTCTATACAAGCCTTATACCTCATATTGCCGCCTAGAATTATATAGTTTTCGTCTACTACTATAGGGCGTAGTTTAAGCATACTAGGGAGCTCTTTAATACTCTTTACTAGTTTTTTAAATTTAAGCGTTTTAATAACTCTAGGGTTACTAGCGTTAGGCTTTATTTTATTAATACGTACTAATTCCGTTACCACTAAAGTAGGTTTTATTTATTTCGTCTATTTTGTCTTGCTCTGTCTGTAGCTTAATACGCTCTAGTTCAAACTGCAAATGTTTTATCGCTTTCTCTATGTCTTGCTCTGCGGGGTTTTGTGGCTTTTTACCACTACGCAAAAGATAAGTACAAGCCGTAGCTACGTTATAGGTTAGCTCGTAGTCGTTCATTACGTCGTAAGCTTTAATCTTTTTATACTTGCCTACGTAGTAGCTCGGTAGTTTGTCTATTTTAGTCATTTTAAGACGTTTTAAGAGTATTTGTTAATTATTTAATAGTATCGCTTAGGGCTAGCTTTTGTATAGCCTTAAATACTACGCTAAGGCAAGAGGTACAATTTGTAGAGCTCTTATATGTAGTACCGTATAATTCATTATAAAAGCCTATCAAGTCAGCTTTAACCTTTTGGCTAGGGGCTTTACCCGTTTCGCAAAGTTTATAAAATTGCTTTGCTTTTTTTAAGTGTTCCTTTGTTATTGCTACCATTTGTTTAAAGGGCATTTTTCAGTTTTCCACGCTGCTTTAGTTTCTACTGGGCAACCGCACTCGGTGCACTCTCTAGCCTCGTTAAGTTTAGGGCAACGGCTACAAATAAAAGTTCTATCGTAGTACGTGGCGTTATCTACATTCTCAAAACCGCCTAAAACTCTCTTAGCTACTGCCTTAAAGTAGCTATAGCTCTGTATCATTAATTTCGGTTTGTTCATCTCTTACTAGTTTTATTATGCCAAAGCATTTTAAATTATTTTTATATACTATGTCTATATCGTCAAACTCTAAAGTATCTAAGTCTAGTACGTACTCTAAATCGCCGTCCTCGTTATATACCTCTATTACTGGTATGTCGTAGTCTATTAGCTCGGCTAAGTCTTTATATATCATTATTAATCTCTTTTAATCTATTCGCCACGTACTTTTTAACCGCCTTAATAGTATAGTATATACTTATCCTACTTATATTAGTCTTTTTAGCTAGTGAGGTATACGTATACTTTTTTACGTCCTCGTCGCCTAAAACATATAACTTAAATAGCTCTCTATCGTACCAGTAGAGCTCGTTAAGTATACTATTTATAACGTCGGCGTTAGTACTGCCCTCGTCTGTATTAATATATAAGTTATTAGTAGTTTGTTTTTTACTCTCTTCTGTAAACGTAATATGCTCGTTAATCTTATTATAGGTATAATAGTACTGCGAGTTTTTGCTATAGTAGCTTAGCTTACACATTCTATTAAAGTATCTGTATATGTCGCCAGTATCTAATAAGCCGTAGAGTTTCTCTTTATCCATATTTAAAAGCTGCTCAAATACTACTTGGGTTAAGTCGTCTAGGTGCTCGGCGGGTATAAAGTTAGCCGCTATTTGTTTTAGTTCCTTACAAAGTTTATCACTTAACATTTAGCAATAATAATAAAAAAGCCCACTTTTGCAAGTGAGCCCTTATTTATTTACTAACATAGTATTGTTAGTTATACCATTAAAAGCCCGCAGCGTTACGTGCGAGGCGTTGAGGGTTTTTAAAAATTATTAAAATAATTCTATTAAAGATACGTAGTTTTTCGCCTGTCTTAATGTTTTGAATGTTTCTAAAATAATGTCATTTTTTTGTACTATCCAATCGCCATCACATTTAGTTGTGCCATTATTTTTGTACGTTCTCTCTCTATATAATTTATAAGTATTTTTTTCTGTATTAGCTGTGTAAATATTTGCGAAATTTTCAATCGAAAATGTTTTTTTAAATTTTGTAGTCATCGTAGTAGTGTGTTATTTAATGCGTTATTGCTCTGCAAATAACGGCATAATATATTTAAGTCACAAACATTTTAACACTTTTTTGTAAAAAACTTTACTTTTACTCTAGTAAATTATTTTAATTTTCCTTTGCCACCTATACGTATAATAGTATCTATAGTCTCTTTTGTAAACGGTTTTAGCTTAGTCATTCTTTTTTAATTTTTTTTTATAGTCCGCAGTAACCGCTATCGCACTCGTTAAAGTCGTCGTCGAATAAATCTAATTGCTCTAAATTATTTTTTATCTTTTCGTAAGTAGTGCCGTTTTTAAAGGTTTGAGCTCCGTAGCCGTTGTCTTTCTCTGCGTCTATAAACCATTGAAACTTTAACGGCTGTTTATTGCTCAAATGTTTTAATAAAATTTCGTTTCTATGAAAGCAGCCAACACAATTATTAAATTTTGCAAATCTTACGGGCTTGTCATTCCAAAATTTTATTATAGTATCTTTATATATAGCGTCGTCTATTAAAGGAAATATAGGCTTTTGCCATTCTATATCTGCCCACCTATTACGGTTACCCGTTTTACTTTTACCTATAATAGCTTTATGCGTTAAAGTGCCGTTCTCTGTAGTTTTCTCGTACATATTTTTAGCTCGTCTTTGCTCGTTAGCTCTAAAGCCTATACGCATCTCTACGGGCTCTTTAAAGTTTTGTTGCCACCATTTAAAAATAGGCTCTAGTTTCATATATTGAGTACAAAACCTACGAGTTACGTTAGGTAATATTTTTTTATCGCCTCTTTTTATTATTTCGTCGAAAGTTTTACCGCTACACCAGTCTATACTATTGCCTATATATTGCTCTAAGTCTAGCATAGTGTATATTATAGTATCGTCCTCTAAAGTACCTATAAACTCTTTACCTATTTTATCGCTTACTAATTGCCTTACTTTTTTATCTGGAAACATTAACTTAGTATCGTCCGTTCTAACTAAAGCGAATATATTAAAGTCTGCTTTATAATTTGCTGCTATATACGCCGACGTTTGCCCGCCGCTTAAACTATTAACTGTTATCATTATCTTTTAATTTTTCTTTATAGTGTTCTATTAATTCTATTAAATCGCCCTTACTAAGCTTAACGCTTTTATTACTTTCTCTTATAAGCTCGTCTACTGCGTCTTGCCCGTATTCGCTTACTAGCTTATTGCCGAATATCCACTTTTCGCCCTCGCTATATATATTACATTTTACGCATTGAGGCATACAGTTAGTTATATACTTAGTATGTAACCATCTCGTGCTAGTATGCTTACGGCTCTGGAAGTGCCCGTTTTGCATTTCTTTAACGTGCTTAACTACTCCGCAAGTATAGCACTCTACTAAGCCGTTAGCGTCTGCATAGTGCCAACGTATATACTTACTAAAGACTGCGTCTAAATCTTTTTTTAGTGCTGCGTGGGTTTTTGGTTTTCGTGCCATTTTCTTAAAGTCTTATTTAACTCTTTAAACTCTTTTTTTCTTTTGTCTAGTCTATGCTCAAAGTATAAGTATAGCAAAGTATAGCCTATCATTATAGAAAGTATTATAATATATAAATATGTCATTTTGTTAAATCGTTTAGCCATCTGCGGAGCTTGCCTATAGCGTTATTAGTCCACGTTGTATTAAAGGTTTGTACTATTTCTAAGGTATCTAGCTCTATAATAAAGTTTTGGAGCTCGCCCGTACTGGTAGCGTCCTCGTTTATTAATACGCCCGTTACTTTTAAAGTAGTTACGTTAGCGTCTGTAGTTACCTCGTTTATATCTTTTATAGTTATTAGCTTGTGCATTATTTTAATCTTTTAGCCTGCTTAATAGTATAGCCTATTTGTTTCTGAGTTTCTTTGTATTGCTGATACTCTGTTATTAGGTTTTGCTGACGTTTTAACTGTGCCGCCTTTTTATACTTTGTTAGCCATACATTCCACGTCCTTACGTTTATAAAACAACTAGTACCCTCTTCGCCGTCTCTTATACCCTTACTAAAAGCATATTTAACCTCGTCTAGTTCTAGCCTGCCGTAGTTTACGGCTAAGTCGTCTAGTAGTAGCGTACCCATTAAAGCGATATTTTCGGGCGTGGGCTTTTGCCCTAGCTCTAAATAGCATTTACTTATTAAGTCTATACAATCTAGGTTTAACTGCTTTCTGTTTGTTTTATATCTGTGCCATATTTGGCTACTTTTATCTATCATTTTAAAATCTATTTTTGCGTTTGTAGGTTTGGTTTCTAGCTGAGGTATACCCCATATACAAAAAATACATATCCCATTTAATTTTCTTATTTTTTCTAAACTTATCCGTTTCGGCTAGTTCAAACATTTGCTTTACTATTTTATTCATTGTATACCCTCTTTTACTTCTAGCATAATGTCAGCTATACAGTCGTATACTGCCTCTAACTCTTCGCTATTATTAGTTAATTTTACTATCTCGCTCTCGTATGCTCTAGCTACTCCTAAAAGCCTATTAAATTTTAACTTTAATACTTTACTATGCTTACCTTTAATATTATATAGCTGCTCGTTAAAAACTCTAAAAGTAGCTAATAATATCGTTATATCTGCTTGCGTTTCTTTATCCATTGTTTATTATATTTCTAGCCTCTTGCCAACTATCAAAAATAGCGGGCTTATCGGTTTTAGTGTTAAATTTTTTGTTATTCTCTACCCACGTTTTAAGCCTACGCCCTACCTCAAAAGTCTTTTGTAATTCATACCTTAGCTTAGTCTTGCTACGGTTTGGCTCTGTCCAGTAAGAAATAAAAGCCCCTAAGACGTCCTCGCTATGCTCTGTAGCGTATTGCATAACCTCAGCACTAAAACGCTCGCTAACGTCCTCTAAATTGCGTTTTTTAGCTATCTCTACGCTCTGGTACTCTGAGTAGTTAAGTACTGTTATAATAGTATTTTTAGTATTACTCTCTAAAGATATGTATTTTAACTGCTCTAGCTTTTTAATTCTATCGTATACAGTCGTCGGCGGTATTCTAAGCTCCTGGGCGGCTGAGTTTCGCCCCGTTATAAACTGCCCTACTTTTAATTTAATACCGTAGATAGTAGCGGGCTCTGTATTTGCTCTAAGTATGCACCATACGAAAACCTTTAATAGCTCGCCGTTTTCAAATACGCCGTTGTCTAATATTTTTCTGTGTATTTTTATATAGCCTTTACTCATTTTAAAAGAGGTTTAGCTGCTCCTTATCTTTAGCTACTAGGCTATACTCGGCTATCTGTGCTTTTTTGCCGTTACGTTTAGTTACGGTTAGCATTTTGGTTTTAATAGCGTGCCCCTCGTTTCTTAAATCATTTATTACGCTGCCTAGTCTTAGTATGTTAAGCTCTTTAAAGCCCTCCCACGTAGTAATAGTTTTATAAGCGTGTAAATATTGTAGTGTTTCCTCTTTTTGTGTCAT